CCGGCATGTTGCCGGCCCTCTACGAGAGAAAAACTTTCGTTGGACTGTTATGTCCCCCTTAAGAGCTTTGCCAGAGGAGGTTCAAGCCATGACTGCCCGCACTCGTACGCGCGACCTACGGACGACCGTTGGTGGGACCTATTGGTCCAACATCGGCCCGACTACAGTAGCGCAGACGATGCAGGTTGGCTTGACACAGAGTAACCAGGATCACGTTGGAAATTTTACGGTGGTTAACCCACTTAGTATTAGGAACAACGAGACCAGTTATCCTGTCCTTAACGGAAGCTTGTTTGTTGGTGCTACGAAGACTCGCGAATTTGCGAGTTTTCCGATCGGCTACAAACCGGGCCCCGTAGACCCATACGTTGGATACCCGGCGCATACCGCGCCGCAACTATCCTCACTCGCATGGGAAATTCTCTCAGGAACGAATCCGTCTGCTCCACATGTGAGCATACCCTCGTTCATCGGAGAACTCAAGGACTTCCTTTCGCTGATAAAGGGCAATGGAGAGTCTGTTTTAGACCTCTTCAAAGGCGGTAAGAAAAGCCAAATCTTTCTGAAAAGTTTGAAAGGCTGGTCTTACGGCGCACTCAAGGACTCTTTAAAGCCTGGGAATTTGCTACCCCAGCTTGCGGAGGGCTATATAGCCTACCGTTGGGCCTTGAAGCCTCTCTATCACGATCTGATCGAGTTGATGAAATTCCAGAAGGCGGTTAATGACCGCTTAAACTGGCTATATCATCTTCGTCAGGGCAAAGTGTTACGTAGAAGGGTGCATCTGAGTACATCCAAGATCGAAGGCACACCTACGAATGTATTGCTACATTCGCAAGGGGCATTGATCGATGGAACACGCCAAATCGACTACACACGTAAAGTGTGGGGCACGGCACAGTGGAAACTGGAGCCGGGCAGTATACTTCCGCAGAAGGGCGCGGCTGAGCTGAAAAGCTTAGCGCAGTGCCTAGCGGCGGGGTTTACTTCGCATGAGGTGTTAGCCACAGCATGGCAGTTATGTCCATGGTCGTGGTTAATCGATTGGTTTGGTAATCTCCAGGATACTATCCAGGCGACCAACAACACAATCGGCTGTACTTGGGCAAACATCGCCTTGATGCGTACAACCACAAGCGTGGCTACGTACAAGGTGACTGCTAAGCCCGCTTGGGTAGACGTGAGCAATCACTTCTACTTCGAGCGATCTGTTAGAAAGGATCGAATTCCAATCGTTCCTTTGCTACCCTTCTCTCTTACTTATCTTCCCATCTTAGATGCTGGGAAGTGGTCGATACTAGCCGCAATAGCGTCCACGAAGCGTCTTCGCTTCGATGGGTAGCATATACGGCGCGTTAAAGGATCTCTGCTCATGGCTATCGCCAATCCGCTCGTTCTTCCGGTTAGTGGTGGAAGCATCACAATGCCGAAGATCAACCAGGACGGGTACTCCTCGGAGTACCTGTTCCGCGACTCGACTCACCAGTACCGCGCGATCATCCGACATAGTCGGACGAAAGCAACGGCTACAAGGCCCTCATACGATCGTCACAACTTTGAAGTTGTGCGCACCGTGTGGGCGGCCGGTGGTGTTGATGAGTACGACCAGAAGTTCTACTTCGTTATCGAGCAACGCTCGAGCGACGTAGGAATCGCAGTTGGGGACGCAGTAGCAGATTTGCTAATTGCGTCTTCCAATGCCTTCCAGTTGGCACTCTTGGGCTGGGAGAACTAGGTCCATACAGGGTACCGTGTGAACGGTGCTTGCGGAACTGCTTTGTAGGCAGTCACCGCTTAGCTGTATGGGCTTTATCTCCTTGCTTGGTCAGAGAGCGGGTTACGGTGGCCCATGGGACATTTCTTAGGAGTTAATCCCGAGTATGTCTAAAAGCCATGTAACTGAGCTGAGCGAGGTATTTCGGGCCATCTTCCAAGATGCCCGAGACGCCTTCCCGACCCTGGGGACTGAGTTTTCGAAAGATTTCTCTACTCTCCAAGTTCTCGTTGGTCAGAGAGGCCTACATGTTTATCTTGTAGATCTCCCTGCGATCGGTAAGCATCTGGATAGATGCTTAAACGATGGCCAGTACCTGCCCTCTGGTTTGCCGTTGACGAAACGGTACACAGGAGGGGTAGTGATCCCTAAGTTTCTTAGGGGACTCTACCTACTGGTTTTCAACGAGGATGGGTGCCTAAGGGCAAATTACAGTATCGAAGCTGTCTTCTTTCTGCGCCAAATTTGTTACTTGGCTAAGAAGGCAGTTGTAGACTGTAGTCAGGAAAGAATCGAGAACGAAGTTCTCGAGTTCTACCAGACCGACTGCTCACTACCAGAACCACATCGGTTCTGGGGCGAGTCGGCTGAATCTAACGACGATGTTTGGAGAATCTACCATGGTTATGGAAGAGACCCCGCGTACCTCGCAAGGATGTCAGCTTATGATCAATCTCACGATTGCTCAAGGTCGAGTTGCCCCCTTGAGGCTCTTGACTTCGTGTCAAACCTCATTGTCGTCACACTTGGATCTTACGATCCAATCGTATGGCGATTTAGGCACGGACCAGGTGCTATTTCAGAGACGACATCAGCTACCTGCAAGTATCAAACCTTGCGGGAAAACTGGCCGTCGAATCTGGAAAGCGAATTCCCGGTGTCTGACTATGGTTTCCATAACTATAGCAGCTGGGGGAATTGGTTGCTGTCTGCTCGAGAGTCTAGAGATGCGCGAGTTCGGAGAAATGAATCAGGGCCTCAAAGCGAGGTTCCCGGAGACAGAGTTCCCGAATCGTGCGTCAATAGTTCTCGAATGGTGGCTGTTCCTAAATCCTTCAGTCGGCCACGGCTAATCGCCGCGGAACCGACGTCCCATCAGTACTGCCAACAAAATATATGGCACTACTTTCGGGAGCGCACAGAACGTAGCTGGATTGCAAGTTTTGTTCAGTTTACTGATCAAGGCTTGAACCAACGGCTCTGTGTTGCGGGATCGAAGAGCAACGCACTAGCTACCGTGGATCTCTCCTCGGCAAGCGACCGCGTAACCTGTGATACGGTAGGTCAGTTCTTTCGGAGTAATCCGAGGTTACTGAGGGCCCTCCGTGCCACACGCACCCAAACAATCAGGCAACAGCTGACACGTAAAGTGCCAGCCCTGATTGAGTTGAGAAAGTTCTCAACGATGGGTAGCGCCTGCACCTTTCCGGTGGAGACGTTAATATTCCTCGGCATAGCGTTGGCTGCTGTCTTGACGACACGCGGCCTTCGACGAACGCTGGGGAACGTGAAGTCTCTTATCGGCGAGGTGGCCGTCTTTGGGGACGACATAGTCGTTCCCTCTGACAGTCGGGAGCAATTCGAACGTCTTCTTGAAGTTTTGCACTTCAAAGTTAACAGCGCTAAAACTTACTGGACCGGGAGGTTCAGGGAGTCATGCGGAGTTGACTCTCTCCAAGGGGTTGAAGTAACCCCTGCCTACTGGAGAGGAGCGTTCGATGGCCAGACCGGATCTCTAGCTATGGCTGTGGAAACCAGTAACAACTTTTACAAAAAGTTCTTGCTGAGGACTGCAATGCACATAGCGTCGACCCTGCCTAGGCGCATAGCCCAGGTTGCAACGAGCTCCGGGTTGTTTGGTTTACAGACGAGGACAGAGCCGGACAACTCTCATCTCACGATGAGGGTTAACCACAACCTGTTCCGCGTCGAGTGCCTCTGTGAGCAGGTTTTAACCTCCTCAGTTCGCACGCAAACCGGACACGAATCTGCGTTGCTTCAGTACTTCACTGAAGCGCCGTCCCCATTTACTAAATGGGAAAACGGTTACAACCAGAGACCAAAGCTTCGAAAGAAGCTAAGGTGGGTTCCTCTAGAGTTAACCCATGCTCATGGGTCCTCGCTAGAGGGGGAATTTGTTAGATTGCATCTGAAGGCGTCTGGAAGCCCCGTGTCTCCGTAAAAGACACAAAGCATGCCATGGCCGACG